AGCCCAAGTGCTGGTGCTGTAGTCAGCGTAGCCACCCTTGCTGGTTTTCTTGATGTTAAAATCAAGACCAGCTTCATAATCTGTGGGCATGTTTTCCAGTTCGGGATCCATCAGTGCGTTTTTAACCAAGTTAAAAATCTGGGGACTGATAATAAAACGACGAATTGGATTCTCGGGTGCTTTGTCATCGGTCAAAGGATTGTCACGAATAAAGCCTTGAAACAAGTAAGACTTTTTCTTCCAATACTTACGACCCATGTCTTCGAGACTTTTGTCTTTGAACCAGGTACGCACTTCAGCCAAAACTGGACAAGCTTCGCCCCACATTTCTACACAGGGGACCTGTACAAAAGTCGGCTTGCTGTCGGGTTGACCTTTGATGCCTGCGAAAGGCAATTTGATCATCAGTCTTTCAATCCAGAAAAAACTGTTTTTGCTGTCTGCGTCTGGGAGGAATCGTACACGAGCGGTAGTTCCTTCTGCGATGTTCCAATGGGCGTAAATGCCATTGTCTCCACCGGATTGGTTTGAACCTGGACGGTTCTCTTGCGCTTGTAGTTTTGCGCGAATTTCAGCTAATGATGTGGCCATAATAATTCTCCTTAAAAAATGCCATGATGTTGTGTGCCTAGATATACAAATGCACCTTGCAAGTGTATAACAAATGTATTTAGTCTGTCAAGACAAAAAGTAAAAATTTTGTTCGGCACAGCGTAAGTGTAGCTGTGCTTTTGATGTCAGTCAAATTATTTGAATAAATTAACTGACGGCCGGATTCAAATTGATTTGAATCTGCTTCATAGGTTCTTGAGCAATTGGTTTAGCGGGCTTACCATCCGGAGCACCAAAATCTGACTGGGGTGTTTGTAAGTCTGGAACTGGTTCGGCAGGAGGTAAATTTTTAATCTGCTGTTCAGTATCTTTGGCTAACTTTTGTTGAATAAACTGATTGTAATAGTTTTTGTGTTCTTCGCTGTTTGGGTTTACAAAATTACCATCTTTAGCAAAGTAGAACTTGTTTGGGTTATAGCGGTCTCGATAGACCTGCATTTCTACTTGTTCTTCAGTTACTTTCTTTTTTTTTAAACCTGCAAGACTAATAATCGAATCTAAGTCTTCATGAACAGCAGCACTCATTCTGCTTAGGTCTCTATCAAAGGTACTTGAACCATATGTATTGTCTTTGGGATCTTGAACTTTAAGTTCGGGCACTGTCATGCCTTTGCTTAATATTACATTGACTGCACGATCCAATTCTTCTTTGCTGTCAAAGTAGTAAACACCATCTACAAATCTATATTCGAAACTCCAGTGGTCCAATATCTGTTCTAGTTTTTCATCTTTGGTTTCTGGTTCGTTATAGTTTGGATGCTGTGTAGTGTAGGGTTCTGGATTAGCTACTTTGCTTAAAGGACTGTCATTTTCTTGCAGTGTGTTTGCCCATGATTCGAATTCTTCGCCTACTTGTTCGCTTCTTGTTTTATAAGCACGATGTACAATGGGCAGTGCGTCCATTAAATTTTCATCAAAAACTCGTTTAGTAAAACGCTCTTTAAGACTTTCAATATCAAATTCGTCTTCGGTCAAAGACTCGGGTTGCCACAACGCACGATACTGTTCGTAGCCTCGTTGGCCGCGAATAGTAAACAAATCTCTGTGTAACTTGCCATAATGATCTATAGCAGCTTCTACCATAACTTGTGTTTCAACATCTTCAAAAGTTCTGCCGCGCATATTTCTAGCAAAATGTTTTAGTGTTTCCATTTCGCTGATAATTTTTTTGATGTGCTGTCCAAAGTCGTCGTGTACTGAACCGCCATTCATAACATGTCTAGCATAAGCTCTTGCGCCATTTACTGTGGTGCCTTGAGGCAGTCTGTGTCTTTCACCCAAGGAGTTCTCGATGTAGATAGCGTCAATGTTTCGGCTTCTTGCACCGGGCTTAGTTTCGTCCACAATAGGTTTACTGTGTCTAGCAATAATTTTAACATCTTTTAGCTTTTGGTAACTGCTGCGGCTAGTACCATACATTTTGCCTTCGCTTAGTCGTAAATCAACTTCACTGCTGTCTACTACTTCAGCGTCTCTGTTGGCATGTTTAAGATCTCTTAGATTCAAACCACTTTTAGCAATGTCGCGAACATCAAAACGCTTGAATCTGTTCTGCATGGCAAAAAACTTTAACTGGCGCAAAAAATGATACCATGACTTCTTTTCTGCATCTGTCATGTCGCGGTCAATGTCTTTGTCAAAGTAAACTTTGAAACTTTCGCCGTCGATAATGCTAATAGTTATATTACCAAAATTTTTGCCGTCCCTAACATAGTCAAAGTTGAAGAAACGAGCTTTTGTTGGGTCCAGTGTGCTTTTAGCATTTTCGTCGCCTATGCTGATATCGCTGAATCTACTGCGAATTTCATCAAAGGTTGCTTCTGCGCGATGTTCAATATTATTCATAATACTATTTATATTAACTCAGCATTATAAAAGGCATAGGAGTTATAAGTTCGCTATCATCTTTGAGTTTTTCGTCTACATTAGGGTCAAAATCTCTAATTACCCCAGCCATTCTGATAGCTAATATCATACTCATTACTAGGTCATCTGTTTCGCCTTGTTTAGCAGCAAAACTACTGCCCGATGCTACAAATACTTTTAATTCACTGACCAATGCTTTACTGGCAATGTGAAGTTTGCGTGTTTCTATTAGATTTTTCATTTTACTACATGCACTGATTTTTGTCTTGTGTGTAGTATTGAAACCTTTTCTGTATCTTCTAGTTGCGCCTGGTCTGTTAGGTTCACTTAAAAATATGCCTTTGATGTTTTCTTCGCCGTATTCATCAATGGCAATTAGTGCTGCTTCTCCCAGTGTATTGTTTTCTACGCTGTAGTATATGTCTGTTTCTGAACCAATTTCTTCAGCAATATATTTTACAACTTCTGCCATAATCTTTACTTGTTGTTGCACTGGTGTTTTATTGTGTTGCCATTCACCTATCTGCATCATACTGGGCATTTCTAATATTTGTATAGCAGCAGGATCTCCACCCGTGCCCAAACTGGGGTCTAAGGCCACACAATATATGTTATTCTTACTGGGCTTTTTGTACCAGCGAACTTGTCCTTGTTTTAACAAGGGATCAATGCCGGCCATTTCGGTTAAGAAGATGGGATTGATCAGTGTTTCGTCGTGAATAATGAATTCACATTCCATTTCTCTACGGAATCGTTCTTCACCAAGTTGACTACGCATACTAGCGGCCCAAGCTTCATCTCTATCAGGGTGTTCTTGCCACTTACTGCGATAAGCTCTAAATCCATTTACCCCAATTTCAGTTTCGTTACCGTATTCGTCTTGTGTTTTATTAGCTTGTCGCCATATCTGTGCAAACTGATCTTCGTCGCTGTTGGGAGTACTGGTAATAATACATTTACCGCCTGTGGCCAGTGTTGGACTAATAGAAGTCCAAAATTCACTAGCTATAGTAGGCCTTACAAATGCAAACTCGTCACAGTATAATAAAGATATAGACATACCACGACCAGTATTTTCTGTTGTTGTAGCACTGACAATTCTTGATCCATTGTCAAAGTCTATGCTGCCCTTATTATAACTAACGACACCAGCGCGAATAAAATCGGGCACGCTTTCATATGCGTATCTAATTCTCTGCATGATTTCCTGGCTACCTGTATACTTGTGTGCAGCAACTAAGATAGTGCTGTCAGGTACAAACATAGCGTACCAAAGAAGATAACCAGCAGCGGTAGTACTTTTGCCTGTTTGTCTAGGCATTAGGCTTATACTGTATCGAAATCTATGATAAGTGTGAACTAGTCGTTTTTGATAATCGTATGGCTCGTACTTCATCCTTCCGCGAGTAGGATGTTGAATATAGAAATAGTTTTCCAAAAAATACTCAGGACCAGTTTCGGGATCACTACACAGCATGATCTCTTGAATTTGGTGCGCGGTATAACTTTCAACCTGATTTGGTTTTTTAATTAGTACCGTTTCGAGTGTTTTAGCCATTGTTCAAAATATAATAAGACAGTATAATAAATATTTAGTGAAACAACCAAGTGAGAGTTCAAATTGTCAGATGTGCTGCTGTTAAACAGCGACTTTAATCCAATCAGCATTCTTCCCTTAAGTGTAATAAGTTGGCAACATGCCGTTAAACTGTACTTCTTGGACAGGGTGCAAATTCTTGAAGAATACGATGACTGGGAAATTCATAGCGAATATTTGACTATGAAAGTACCTGCTGTCTGTGTGACCAAAGATTACTTCAAATTCAAAAAGGCAGCTAAGTTTAGTCGTAGTAATTTGTTTTTGCGTGATTTGTACCAGTGCCAGTACTGCGGTGACACTTTTGATCACAAAGAACTTACACTAGATCATGTTAAGCCACGCAGTAAAGGTGGTAAAACAAATTGGGAGAACAGTGTCACTGCTTGCAAGCCCTGCAACTTTCGCAAAGGCACACACGATTGGAAGCCGCTAAGGGCACCTTACAAGCCTGATCATTTCCAATTAATTAATAAGTGGCGTCAACGACCTATACAGGTTCGTCATCCCAGTTGGTATACTTACTTGGGTATTGAGCCAATTAAATAGGCTTCTCGCCTGTGAGATAAGGTCTCGAGAACCAAAGCTTGAACCAGGCATCCGTGCCTGGTTTTATTTTGTGCTTACGCATTAGTTTGGCTTTTTCATTGGCAGTATAACTGATGTTTTCAGTTTGGCCCAATTTATATTCCTGCCATTTGGGTCTATTACCAATACCTGCTAAGACTTTGAGTTCTTGTAAAGGATCCATTATACACCGTATTTGTTTTTACGCTTTAGTGCAACAGGACTTTTGTCATTTACATCCGGAGCTTCTTCGGATTTTTTTGTAGCAATTGATTTAGCACCTTTTGCATATTCTGGGCCCATTTGTTTAAGCGCGGATTTTACAGTTTCATTGTCTGCGTCTGTATATGTCACAATGGTCATATTTTCACCAAATGCGCTGGCGGCATGCATGGGGTATTGAGATCTAGCATTGGCCATGGCCACACCCATTCTGTATTGGTAGTAAGGATCTTGTCCTTTTAATCCTGGTAAATTCCAAGTAGTAGGCATGGCACGAGCCACTGCTGTTGTTAAACTACCTGTGCCGCCTTCTACTAGAATTTCATTTATCTTCATACGCCGTACTTGTTTTTCTTTGGAACAGCAACCGGACTTATTAAATGTGTGTCGGGCAATTCCTTGCTTTTGTGGTCCGGTTCAACATGATCAACTTCACTGTCAACAGTAGCAAATGCCTGCTTAAGCATTTTATGTTCTACTTCAGAATATGGATGAGCCACATTATATTTTTCAACCCAAGAACTTTGATCCATATCTAAAGGTTTTTCATCTTTGCCATCTGCCATTGCTGTGGCCATCATTATTCTATTCAAATGATAAGTTCTATCATAGCCGCCTTGATCTCTAAATTTCCATTGCCCGGTATCACTGGTAAAGTGATCGGGCTTCTTTCCGTCGCGACCTTCAACAATAACTTCATTAATTTTCATATTACCACTTTCTGCAGGACCAATATCTTGCTGATGTACGGTCTTTGGCTGTAGCACAACGATGTCTTGCTCTGAAGCTTTTGCGACGAGCAGGGTTACTTTTCTTAATACGCATGTTGGGGTCACCAAAGTTTACTTTAACAACATTGCCTTTTTTGTTTTTAACATATACTTTGAACTTTTTAACATCGCCCTGCATGGGCTTACCCAATGGAACTTCACGGCCCTGATACTTGGCTTCGTTTATGTCAGCATTGACATTATGCCAAAATTCTTTGACCCAATCTTCATCGCCGTACTTGTCAACAAACTCTGCTAATTCCATGCGTTCAGCATCGGTGTGCATCTGTTCTTTCATGCGGCCTTCCGCCACACCTTGCTGTTCTTTCTTGCTGATTTCATAGTCCATTACTTTGACCATTTGGTCTCTGACAGATCCTATAGTT